CTGGTGGAGCCGCCGCCGCTGATGATGCCGGCGTCGATGGCCTTTTCGATCTTGTTGACCAGGCGGTTGACCAGCCATCCCTCGAAGGCGTCAATGCTCATGGCGTCCACGTCGGCGTTGATCTCGACGGTCTTGATGAGCTTGTAGGCGCCCAGGGTGAAGCTGGACACGGCGTCGGTGGAGTCGGTGGCGCCGACGCTCATCGCGACCCAGTTCGCGTCCATGGCGTTGCTCTCATAGGGATAGGTGACGTAGCCGGGGATCTGGGTCATGTCCACGGAGCCGATCAGGGGATTGAGCTCCAGCTTGTGGATGATCTCGTTCATGGTCTGGGTGGGGATCGCCGCTGTGCCGTTCAGCGCGGTGCGCTCTTCAGCGGTCAGTTCTTTGCCCTGCAGGTTCTTCAAAAATGCAGCGCGGTATTCGGGGCTGTTCACTTCAAATGTCATTTTCTTTTCCTCCACTTTGAATTCTTTGATGACCGGGTTCAGGTCGCTCTCAGCAACCTTCTGCCGTTCTTCCTCGGCCTTCAGGGCCGCGGCCTTCCGGGCTTCCAGTTCGGCCTTGATGGCCTCGAGCTCGCCTGCCCGTTCCTCGAGCTCCTCTGTGGTCGCGCTGTCGGTGTCCATGCCGGCGATCTCCGCCTGCCTGGCTTCCAGCTGTTCCACGTTCATCTCGTCAAACTTCATTCTGTTTGACCTCCCTTGTCAGATTGCTCAGCCTTTCCAGGACCGCCGTCCGGCGCTCCGCTTCGGCTTCCTTCGCGCGCTCCTCCTCCAGCTGCTGCCTTGCGCTCTCCAGCGAGGCCCTCACGCTCTCCAGCGCGGGTCCTTCGGAAGCGGCCTGCACGCTCGTGCCGCTGTACGCCGGGAAGGCCACCAGGCTCACCTCAAAGATCCGGCCGAAATTCGTGATCCGGCGGAGGGGCTTGTCGGTGTCCAGGTCTTCCCAGCGTTCCTCACTCACGGTGAAGGCGAACGACATTCCGGAAAGGTCGCCGCGTTTCACCGCGCTGTAGGCTTCCTGTGCCTTCGGGTTGTTCTTCACGTCCAGCATGGCCCGCATGTTGACGCCGTGTTCGTCCGCCGTCAGCTGCATGGTGCCGTGTCCGTTGTTCCGCCGGCTGTGGGCCAGCGGGATGGACCCGAAGTCGTGACCGATCATCAGGGCGACGTCCCGCAGCATGGCAGGATCGCCGGCAGCGGAAGGATCGATCGTCTCCCGCCACTCTCCCATGTCCGTCTCCTGGTTGAATACAATCGGGTAGCCCTCAATGTAGGCCGCCTCGTCGCTGTCCTGTTCCGCCCGGAACTCCATGGGCAGGAAACGTACTTCTCTTTCACTCATTGTTCTCTTCCTCCTTGTTCTCGTCTCCGCTGTCCTGTACGTCCTTATACTCGCCGCGGATCGGCGTGTACTGTCCGGCGCCGTCCGGCAGCGGGGCATAGTTGAACAGCTCGCGGATCTCGTCAATGGTCAGGACGCCCCGGTCCCCCAGCTGCTGGGCCATGGCGATCTTCTGGGTCACGCTCATGTACTGCAGCCGGTTCGCCGTGAAGGTGATCCGGTTCCCGCCGTTCCGCTCACGCTCCGAGAAGACCAGCTTCGTCAGGGCGTCGCTGAGTTTGATCGCGAAGGGTTCAATGCTTCCGTTGAAGAAGCTGTCCATCACGTCCGCGGTTGCCTCGTTCCGGATCACGCTGGTGGGCACGCCGAAATAGTTCTCGACATTCGCCTGGATCAGCTTCATCTGCTCCGCCTCGACCTTGTAGCCCTCCTGCTTCAGCTGCTGGATGTTCGTCATCTGGTTGCCGAACAGGAGCAGGCCGCCGCCTCCGCCCTGGAAGTTGTTTTTATCAAACCGCTCCCGCTCTTTCCGCAGGTCCTCGTCAAAGATCTTCCCGACCATCTGGGCCATGAACCGGTAGGTGGCGCCGTTCTTGACGCCCTCCATGATCCCCTGCTCCACCATGTGGACCAGCTGCATCGTCCCGTCCAGCGCCGTGTTGTTCTCGCCGAAGAAGTCGTCCCGCAGCTGGTGCCTGGTGATCACCGCGCACCGGGAAAGCTCGATCGCCCGCTTCTGCCCGTTAATGAACGTGTACTTGAGATAGGGCATCCCGCCATGCTCCACCACCTTACAGGTGGAGGGCAGCACCGGGAAGAACCCCGTCATCTCGCCGTACTGGTCCAGCATCGCCACGATGAACAGGTTGTTCTCCACGTCGTAGACGTTGCTGCACCGCTCCAGGAACTGGGGCCAGGTGTACCACGGATTCGGGCTCGTTTTCGTCGCGGTGTAGAGCTTCTGCCGCGCCGTCCCCTCCATCGTGTACTTCAGTTTCCCCACATGCCGGGCCCGGGCGTCCACCGCGGCCCTCGCCAGCTCGCTCTCGTAGATCTGCCCGCCCCAGCTGGTGAACACCGGGGAGTACGCCGTCAGCGTCTCGAACCGGCTGTCACCCGCGGCACCCGTTGTCCTCGGCCTCCCGAAGAGCCGGTCAATCAGTCCCATTGTCTTCACCTCTCATCACTGTAAATGCCACAACCGGCTTCCCGGCCTCGTTCAGCTCCGCGCACTCCGGCTTATGTGTCGCCCGGCAGTCGCCGCCCTTCACGCCCCGCTTTTTCACCAGGGCGCACCCGCGCTTCTTGCACTCCTTATTCTTCTCCGGGTCGCACCGGTAGTAGGTTATCGTTCTCATCTTTTCTCCCTCGCATTGCTCAGCTGTCCGGCCAGTTCCTCGTAGTGGTTGTGGCGCATACAGATTGCGTCACTCAGCGCCGCCATCCCGTCGATGTGCTGCTTCGCGCTCATCTTGATCAATCTCCGCCGGTTGGTGCCTTCCTCAAACTTCAGCGCCGCGTCCAGCATGTGCACCTTCATCAGGTCGTTGTCGTTGATGCATCTTAACCGGCCGTCCTTGATCATGCCCTCCATGTCAATCAGGACGCCCGTCAGGTTGCTGCCCTGGCTGACGCTTTCCAGCGTATAGCCGAGGGACTCCATTTCCTGCACCCAGTACGAGGCTGAATACCTGTCGAACCCGACCTTCAGCGGCAGGATCTCGTACTTCCTCTCGAGCATCTCAAACCAGGCCGTCACGTCCCTGTAGTCCACGGTGTTCTCGCCGGAGATCGTCAGCAGCCCCCGCTGGGCGTACAGGCGATACGGCAGCCCGTCTCGGGCCGTGGCTTCGTCTACCTTGCTCGCCGGCATGAAGAACATGGCGTCAAACCAGGTGATCCCGTCCTTCTCGATACAGACCACGCTGGCGGTCAGGTCCACGCACAGGCTGAGGTCCACGCCGGCCAGCGCGTACGTGTGCCGGAAATCCTCCAGCGTCAGGTTGTTCCCGAAGCACTTTTTCACATCATGGGAAGACAGCCAGGCGCAGGATGAGTTTTGCGGCACGTTCGCCATCTTTGTGAGGAACTCCATTTTCCGGGACAGGGATCCCTCCGCGACGGCGATCTCCTCCAGCAGGTAATCCACACCCAGGCTGACACCCAGGTTCGGGTTCGCCTTCCTCAGCTCGTTGATGTCGTTTATCTGGTACAAAAAAGGCGCGAGCCGCGTTTCCTTGCTCGTGCCCATGATCACCGCTGTCGACCGGCGGAAGATCTCGTCAAATATGCCGTCCCGGACATAGCCGGCCGTGCTGATGCTCAGGAGCAGCGGCTGCCGGCGCGCGCCCAGGGCGCTCTTCAGGACCTCGTACTGTTTCAGGGAAGGATCGCCGGACGGCCAGCTGGCGATTTCGTCACACACGGTCAGCAGCGGGTTCAGTCCGTCGGAGCGCTGGTAACTGAAGGCCAGCGGCTGGGCTGATGAGTTGCTCGCCGCCACATAGATGTCCGTGCGGCGCTTCTTCGTGATCTCGTTCAGCTCCGGCTCTTTCTGGATCATCTGCTGGAAGGCGTTGAAGCACAGCCTGGACTGGTCCAGCTTCGGGGCTACAAAGTACACCCGGGCGCCGTACTCGCCGTCCATGTACATCATGAAACTGGCAATCGCCGCGGCCAGCAGCGTCTTCCCGTTCTTCCGGCCGATCTCCACGAACACTTCCCGGAACTGCCGGTTCCCGTCATTGTCCAGGATCCCGAACACCACGCTCAAAAGCGCCTTCTGCCAGAGCTCCAGCTTGATCAGCTGCGGGGCCAGCGGGCCCTCATGGTGCCGGCAGAAGTTCTCACAGAACCGGATCGCCTTCGACGCTTTCTTCCGGTCAAAGG